GGATGTTGTGCTCTGCTTGGAATACAAACATGAAGTTGAATGTACCTGAGATACCTAGTGGCATACCATCAGAGAAAGATCCCTGACCGAAAGGATACACTAAGAATACTGCGAATGCAGCAGATACTGGTGCTGAATATGCTACACATATCCATGGTCTCATTCCTAATCTGTATGATAGTTCCCACTGTCTGCCCATGTAAGCAGAGATTCCAATAAGGAAGTGGAAAATAATTAACTGATAAGGACCACCATTGTACAACCATTCATCGACAGTTGCTGCTTCCCAAATTGGGTAGAAGTGTAGACCTATTGCGTTTGATGATGGTACAACTGCTCCTGAGATTATGTTGTTACCATATAAGAAAGAACCCGCAACTGGTTCTCTGATTCCATCAATGTCCACAGGTGGAGCAGCGATGAAAGCGATTACGAAACATGCTGCTGCTGCGAGCAAACATGGGATCATTAGGACACCGAACCAACCAACATATAGTCTGTTGTTTGTTGATGTTACCCATTCGCAGAATTCGGACCAACCTGATAGGAGTCCCTGCTCTCTGCGTGCAGAAGTGTTTAGAGTTGTCATTAGTAAGACGGTAAATAGGGCATCAGGGAAGATGCGATATTTATTTCCAGCAATCCCTCACTACTGGATATGAAAGACTAAGTATTATACTGCCTACGAAGGTCTTGGTTGGGGGCAGTTTGTAGTTAGGGTTACGATAATTTCGGGTCCTTCCTAATAGATTGTGTGGATTTCGCCACCTCTCTCTTGATATTTATATTAACAAAACTTTACAGAAAAGTCAATAAGTATATATACTTAACTTTTCTCGTGTTTCCAAGTGTCGTAGGCATCTTTTATCTGTGTCCAAAGATACGTCTGACCCTTCTCGTGGTACTCATCTACTAAGTCTTTACAGAGTCCACTCTCTACATATTCGTGACAGAATGTATAAACATCTTTGTCGATGCTTACTTCAAAGAACATAAGTGCACCCAATGCAAAGCGTCTCTCTTCGAGACGCTCGGGTGTGTATCTCCACTCATCAATCATAACGATACATCCTGATTTGTTTTTTGTTGTCTGTTGTTTGACATATATGTTGTAGGAATTGTGCCTTGTGCTTAGACAAGTTAGTGTAGTGGTTCAATTTAATCCACTCACCATCCTTGTTATATTCTAGTGCAAAACGTTCCATCGTGCAACTAAACAACTGTTTTATTTATTATACTGCGTAAACTGGAAGTCCCTGTATTGCAGTGAAACTTGTTAAGCATAGAAATGCTATGTATGGTAGTGCCTTTGTCATGCTGCTGCTCCGTAAACTGGTTGTAATATTCCACCACCTTGATCGTTGTCATCATCATCCCCATCGGTGGCGCGAAGGAATAATTCAAGCAATACTAGGGCACCTACTGGATAGAAGCACCATAGGATTGCTTGGAATGGAGAGATGTCCACTTATACAAAACCAGGAATGAGTTGTCCTGTTGTTAAGTAAGCACCGATGCCTGCAATAATACCAAGCATTGCGAATCTGCCATTGAGTTTCTCAGCAACTATCTTTTGCTGTTCGATTTCTTTTTTGTTTGCTGGGTACATTAGAATATACCTGGGATGATTTGTCCTGTTGTAACGTATGCGCCAACTGCTGCTACGAAACCAAGCATTGCTGCCCAACCGTTAAATCTTTCTGCTTCTGGTGTCATGATAGTGTTCCTTTTGTGTAACGTTTTTGTGTTTGTTTGATAAAGTTGTTCTTCAAGTAACTCGTACATTAGAATCCGAGTAGTCCGAAGAAGAAGAAGTTGCCTGTGATAGCATATGATGCAAACCCAGTAACAAGTCCGATCATAGCAAGTCTGCCATTGATTTGTTCTGCATTTAGACCATAACCTTTGTAAGACTCATCAAGATATGGACGAGGTTCAGTTGGATACATGTTCTGTCTGCCACCTGATTCTGTTACTACGTTTGTTGTCATTTGTTTAGTTTTATTAAGAACTGTTACAATTATATATAATTTCTTAATATTTGTCAACCCCTATGTGCCTGTTCGGTAACCGTCACACCCTCTGGGTAAAGTTTATTCCCTCCATGTGATCGTACTCGTGCTGGAATATTCTTGCCATCAGTCCTTCCATCTTGACTTTATGTGTTACTTTGTCTTCGTCCTCAAACTTTACCACGATACCCCATGGTCTTTCTATGTTAAGGAATGTCTCTGGATAGGATAGACACCCCTCCTCCATAGTTTGTTTCTTATCATACTCTTTAATGATCTTAGGATTGAACACCACAATGACTTGCATGGTCTCTATGTCTGACACCATAGCAAATGCTCTCTCTGATATACCAATCTGATTAGCAGATAGACCTACACCTTTATGATGCAGCATGCTCTCCACTAATGTCTGTGCTAACTCAGATCTATCTAAGTTGTATGAGCAATTATTAACCCTCCGTGAGAGGAGGGTGTCTGTGTTTTCTATTAAGTCTTTAATCATCTTGTTTCCTGTATGCGTGTACCTCAGGGTCAGGGTCTAACCACTTGGTGTATTCAAAGTCTTCCATAGCAGTCTCTATCTGCATAGCATTGTCACATAGGTACATGTCTTTGAACCTACCTGATGTGCCTAACTTCTGTATCCTGTAATCGGATGTGCCATTGTCTAGGACCCCTGCATCGACGTAGCGGTAAGGTGCCCTTTCCATAAGAACGATTGGTGTCATGAAAACTTTTCCTAGTCTTGGCATATTCTAGCACGTTAAATGAAATGATACCACCCTGTTGCTATAAGTTTATCTAATGTATCTGATTTGCGTCCCTTATGATGGTACGTCCAGTCTGCTGGCCAGATAACAGTTCGTCCTTTTTTAGCATCAACATACTTTTCTTGATGGAACCATTCTGTGCCACCGTCAGGAACATCATTCAGATAAGTCATCCATACCATGTGTCGATATGTGTTTGACCTTGCAGAACTTTGACGTTCACAGTGCCACATGTGGTAACCTCCACCTGGGTTATAATGTTGTAGGTTGAAGAACTCTTCCATCTCCCACCCATTTGTTTTGGTAACCAGTGGAAAAATGTCAGCGTAATTATTCATTACCCTGTTTACTTCCGCTGTAAAGTTTTTAACTCTCTTGTCGGTGATCCCTATAAAGACAGGATTGTCTACGGAATCTTTTATCTCTTTGTTAACTAGACCACCACCTTGGTCGTCTATGGTTTCTCCTGCCCACTTCTCAAAGATGTCTTGGGTGTGGTAGAAATCTACCATACCATCTACAACACTTTCATCTATCTGTTCATGGTATATAAAGTCAGTGCGAGGGTAAGCAACCTTACCATCATAATATATTGGGTCAGGTTTAAAATTCATTGCCATGCTGGTCCAAGAACCCATCCTACTAATGAGTGTCGTATACCTGAGGTTACAGGTGCGACTCCATGATGGTCATCGGAGTGGAAGAAAATCATCTGTCCTTTCTTTAAAGGTACAGTTTGATTGATGAGTTGAAAGTCTCCACCTTCAAAGTCATCGTTGAGTAACAGTGTGAAAGATATCTTTCTTATCTTCCCACTCTCTCTCTTTTCTATGTGCCATTCAGACTCGTCTTGGTGCCAGTCGTAATGATCTCCTTCTTTGTAACGTGTGAGTTGAAGAGGTTCTAGAAAGTCTACGAAGAAATTCCAGTTCGCTGCTTTGTTCACCTTCATTACATAATCTAAAACAAGATCGTCTAAGTCTTTATCCTGTACGAATATTACATCCGAGGATCTAACCTTATCAATCTCTGTCGGTTCATATCCTTTCTGTATGGATAGAAATTGTTGTAGTGAATCAAACTCACTCTCGTCTAGATCGACGGTCACATAACGATCACGATAATTCATATACTTATTTAGTTCTGGGTGTGACTTTGTGTGGGGTCATCTCTTTACCCATGATATTAAATGAGATGATAGTTCGCGAGACCCCAGTGAAGTTGGGTTCTTGCATGTGTGGTAAGTATGAGGGAAAGAACACAACGTCTCCTTCCTCTACATCAGGCATGAAGTCTACAACCTCACCATTGATATAGTTATGAAAGGGTGCGAAGAATGTTGTCGCCTTATGGATAGCAGGATCAAAGTCAACATATAATACTGCTGTAATACCAACAGGACCATGGTTATGCACACCATGAAACTGTCCATTCGCTGTGGTCTGATGCCACATCGCTACAAGATTGTAAATGTCTAGTGGATAATCATCTTGCATCTCATCCATGATAGGTTTGAGTGCATCTAATACTGTCCAGTAATACTTTGGCATGGTCTTGTTTGTAACCATGTCATGATAGTCTGTGTCCATCTCGTGTGTGTTGACACGTCCACCACTTATCTGTGCTTGTGGACTATGCTCATCACATTGAGATAATATAATAGGTTTCCATTTGTCCCAGTCAGGAACATGAAAGGATTCAATCGGGATAGTGAACATGTTTAATAAACCATTCTGCGTCTACAACTACAAGAGGTTTCTTGCGATTCTTCTTCATGAACAAGATAGGTTCATGCTTACCTGAGTTCGCTTCTGCCTGTGAGTATGCTTCATATACATTTAACTTCTCTACATTCTTACACTCAATACTAAAAGGAAACTTTGATCTAGCGTCTCTTGCCATGATCAAATCTTCACCGCCAGCACCCATGCTTCGAGACTCTATGTCCTCGGGGTGTATATCACGATGTTCTATAAGCATGTCACGAACCCATTGCTGGAATCGTCTGCCTTTACCTTTTGCACTTTGTGGTTTCAAGTTCCTTCATACTCATCTCTATATGTATATGGTGTAGGATCAGTGCCTGATTGGAGATAACTCTCAGGATCCTCTTTGATTGCATCCTCTAAACTCTGTGCTAAAAGTTTGAGGTTGTGTGCAATTAGTTTTACTTTCTCTTTGTTCATAGTGCCATTACCTTTGCCCAGTCTTCGTTGAACTTTTTAAGTCCTTGTTCTGTAAGTACATGATCATACATCTTCCAGAATATCTTAGGGGGCATGGTAACTACATGAGAACCACGTTTAAAACATTCTGATACGTCTTTCACATTCCTTAAAGATGCTGCAAGAACCTGTGTGTCTACACCGTGAGTCTTAAATGTCTTCACGATATCACCGACTAATTCTACACCATCGAAAGAGTTATCGTCAACTCTACCTACGAATGGTGATACAAAAGATGCTCCTGCCTTTGCAGAGAGTATTGCTTGTGCTACTGAGAACACAAGAGTAACATTCACCTGTATGTCATCTGCTGATAGATCATTACATACTTTCAGTCCATCAACAGTACAAGGAACCTTGATTGTTATGTTTGGATTGATCTGTACATATTCATCTGCCATTTCTAAAAGTTCTGATACACTATCTCCTGATACCTCAGCAGATATAGATGCATCCCAACCAAATAATGTAGAGATATCACTGAGTACATCCTTAGGATTTAATCCTGATTGTAACATCAGTGTTGGGTTGGTAGTAACACCGTCGATAAGTCCAGTGTCCACTGCCTTTGTGATTTCACCGACGTCACTACTGTCTAAAAAGATCTTCATCGTCTTTACATCTGGAAACTCTTCACTCATATTTATTTTTGGGTAATAAAAAGGACACCCGAAGGTGCCCATATTATAACATTAAGTTTTACTTTTGTCTAGGATTAAATAAGTTCCAAGTAGTTTTGAATGGTTCTAAGTAAACCCATTTCGCGTAATGAACTCCCCTATAACATAGGAAAGCAAATACTCTTTCGGGGTCATGGATCTCAGGATCATATTCTGGAACCTTGTTCTCCCAACTGAAATGGATTTTCAACATCACTATACTCCGTAAAGTAAGCGAATCTCACCGTATAAAATACCTAAGACGAATGCCATTCCAAGTGAAATTTCTGCTATTGTCAGCATAATTAGTCCTCCTTGGTTGCGACTTGAACTCCTCTGTATACGAGTTGTTCTTTTTTAATGTTTACGTTTGTGTCCTTACGATTTCTGTTTGTGTCGTACTGAACACCGCGATAAGTAACTTGTGCCATTTGATTTTAAGTAATAGGGTTTGATAGTCCCGTTCCTTTCAATCGTTTGCGTCCCCGAAACATACAGGATCAGTGTGTGCAATGACAACCCTTGCTATCTCTAATTTCTCAGATCTATTGGGGTTATTACTTGCAGATTCTAATAGTTCAGCAGAGTGCTCACAGTCAAGTGGTGCTCCGATTGCTATTAAACTGAGTAGTATGTGATACATGAGGATGAACGAATCCGTTCCGCGATTTACTTGCGTCCTATACGCATAACTTCACAACTCCTATCTGAAACCTTACTCTTAAAATAATCTATAAGATATTCATGAGCATCAGAGTTAAGATTCTTATCACTAAGTATCTCTATTCTGTTCTGGTTCCACTCAGCACATGTCATCGTCCAATGGGCGGGTACATGTTCTGATAGTAGCAGTGCGAGTGCTAACATAAGGTTAAATTATGTTACATATAAGATGAACGTAATGTCATTATATCATGACAGAACTATTTATGCAACTTAACATTTCCTTAATGTTACAAATGATACGGTTGTTACCCTTTTCTAGGTTTCCGTTTAGTCAGACCATTCTTTTTCAGATCTCTTTTCACCTTCTTCAAAAAAGATAAGTGGTCCTTGATACCAATTCTCTGGTCTAGAACAGAGAGGATCACTCTCTCGTTCGTATTGTACCTCTTCTTCCATTGTTCTGCCATGTAGTAGGGATTTAAAGTTGAAATCCAGCAAAGGTTTGAGCGTCCACATCTTGTTTTATGCCTCCGACAACATAAGATTCGATTTCAGTTTCCTGGGGTGCGTTTTGTTGACCCTTACTATTTAACCAGTGTTCAGTCCAAGGTAATGGGTTATTTGATGCGGGAATATCGTAGATAGGTTTGATTCCTAATGCTTTCATACGTCTGTTAGCAACCCACTCAACGTACTGACTCAATAATCTTTCGTTAAGACCAATGATACTACCTTTCTCCATGAGATAGTTCGCCCAGTCTTTCTCTTCATCAACTGCTTGCTGGAACATGCTGATGACATTTTCTTTCTCTTCTTCGTGGATCTCTTTCATGATAGGATCGTCACCCTTCCTCCACTT